ATCGTTATGAAAGGTATGTTGTTTGCTGAAGAAAAATCTATGATGAGTTTCAAGGAAGCTGACGAAGAAAAACAAGTAATTGTAGGACCTGCTCTTATTCCTAATATGAAAATCTATAGAGAAGACGACAAATACGGTCAATACTATGTAAAATTCACTCGTGAAACTATTGAAAAGATGGTTGAGAAGTTTAACAAGTATGGTTCTAACAGAAGAATAAACATAGACCACTCAAATCAAATGGTTGATGCCTTTATTATGGAAGACTGGATTGTAGAAGATCCTGTATATGATAAAAGTAGAAAATATGGCTTTGAGGTTCCTGTAGGAACTTATATGATAAAAGTAAAGATTGAAGATAAGGACTTCTGGCTAAACGAAGTAAAAGAAAACGGAAAGTTCGGTTTTTCTATTGAAGGTCTTTTAGGACAACAATTAGTTAGTTTATCTAAAACTGAAGAAGTTGAGTTTAGTATAGATGACTTAGATGAGCAAGATCTTTTAGAAATCTTTGACTTACAAGAGTATAAAATAATTTATGGAAATACCAGAACAAGAAACAACACACCTGTAAAATCAGCTAATGTGTGGAAGTTCAAGTATAACACTATTACAGAGGAATTTGTAGTAAAGTTTCAAGATGGTTCAACATATACTTACTATAATGTTCCTGAAAATGTATTCAGTAGAGTTATAGAAGGAGATGCTGCTTGTATATCAGAAGGTGAAAACAGATTTGGTTCATGGTTCATAGGTAAATCACCTTCAGTAGGTGCTGCCTTGTATCAGTATGTAATTGAAGGCGGTTATGCCTTCGCAGAAATTGGTGATGTTTAATTTTCTAACGCAAATTTAGAAAAAATTATAACTATAATCTATTATAGATACAAAAAATAAAAAATTAGTATGAATAAAACTAAATTAATTGAGAAAATCAAAGATCAATTAAAGGCTATTGTTTCTAACGAAGTAAAATTCGCAGAAGTAAAAGCTGGAGATTTGATGATTTCTTCTCCTGACGAGGAATTAGTTGTAGGTTCTGAAGTTTATACAATAGACCAAGATGGAAATAATATTCCATTATCTGATGGCGAATATACACTTGATTCAGGTGTAAAAATCGCTGTAGTAGCAGGTAAAATTGAGGCAATTGTATCAGCAGAGCAACCTGAGGCTGAGACTGAAATTGAAATTGAGGCAGCTGAAGACAAGACTGAAGATACTGGCGAAGATAAAATGCCAGAAGAAGAAGTAAAGTCTGAAGAAGAACTCGGTGATAAAGAAGAGAAGATGAAAAATCTTATGAAAAGACTTGAAGAAGTTGAAAAGAAAGTAGAAGAAATGGCTAAAGAAAAGAAGGCTATGGAACAAAAGCTTTCAGCAATTTCTGGTGAGCCAGCAAAGAAGGCTATATCTGTTGAGCCGTCTGAGTTTAAGTCAGTTGAAGACAAAAAAGAATCTATCGGTGCTATTGATGTAATGGCAATTCGTGAGAAACTTAGAAAGAACAGATAATTAATAGGTATCAAACCACAAAAAAATAAATAATAAAAAATGGCAACATTAAACTTAGCAAATTTGACTAAATATACAGACCAATTGTCTGGTATTTTATTGAAAGAGAGTGTTTTAGTTGGAACTACATTTGATTATATCAGCATCCAGACAGGTGTAAAATATGCTGATTCTATCAACATCTTGACTAACACTTTAACAGCGGCTGCTGGTGGCTGTGGAACAATTTCACCAACAGGATCTACTACTCTTACACAAAGAGATATTCAAGTATGTCCTATCAAAGTAGAAGAGTCAGTATGTGTTGATGAATTTGAGCAATACTGGATCGGACAATTAGCAAGAGAAGGTTCTTACAATGAGTTCGCACCTGAGGCTTTCAACCAACTTTACTTATCTAACAAAGTAGAAAAAATCGGACAATTAGTAGAAGATATCTTCTGGAAAGGTTCTGTGAATTCAACTTACGGTGGTGGTAATTTAGCACTTTGTAATGGTATTCTTGAGATTCTTGAGAACACATCTGCTACTTACTCAGTTATCACTGGTATCACTTATTCAGGAGCACTTACTACAGCTAACGCTTTAGACGCAGTTGATTCTATGATTCAAGTAATTCCTAACGATGTTTTAGAAGCAAACGACTTGACTTTATTCATGTCTCACGCTAACTTCAGAACATTGATGAGAGCTTTAAGAAACGCTAACTACTTCGTAGCATACGACGGTCAGCAACACACTTATGTTCTTGATAACTATACTAACACAAATGTAAGAGTTGTAGCAACAAGAGGTCTTAATGGTAGAAATGAAATGGTTCTTACACCAGCTTCTAACCTATACTTCGGAACTGACTCTTTCGGTGAAGCAAGAAACGGTGATGGTTTCCAATTCTGGTATGATATCAGAGACAACATCACTTACTTCAGAGCTAAATTGAAAGTAGGAGCTCAAGTAGCATTCCCTCAATATGTAGTTATTAAAAACTCTTAATTGAAAGATAAAAAGAAACAAGATTAAGGCGGGTGATGAGCCCGCCAATAATCTAAAAAAAATAAAACAAATAAAATGGCATGTTTATTAACAAATGGCTACACTTTGGGATGTCGTGATAATATCGGAGGTATTCAAGAGGTTTATATCGGAGAATATAACGCTGACGCATTGACTTATCAGTTAGGTGTAGATAACATTATTGGAACATTTTCAGGTGCTACCGTTTCTTTCTATACTTTTGAGCAAGAAATTGAAACAGGTTCATATACTGAAAATGGTGTATTCAGCACGGAAAATGGCACCGGATTCTACGAACAAACGCTTTCTATCACTTTACATAAACTTGAAGCATCATTAAGAAACAAAATCTTAATTTTAGGTCAAGGTAAATGGAGAATTATCATCAAAGATCAAAGAGGTAAATACTGGTTGATGGGTTATCAAAATCCTGTTAGAGTATCTGCTTCAACTCCAGGTCTTGGTAAAGCATACGGTGACTTAAACGGAGCTGTGATTACCTTTATGGGTAAAGAACCAGCTATTGCTTATGAGGTTGCTTCTACAGCAGCACTTTCTGTAATCGCTTAAATCACTACGAATAAAAAAAAGGATTTTACATATTCTACCTTTTTTTACCCCACAACAGAGTGGGGTTTTTTTATGCCTATAAGATATCTTTTAGAGATTTTATTTTACTAACATCTTCATTGTATTGAACTTGACTTATATCTTTATAGATATACTTTTTTCTCATATTGATGAGTTCAGATTTTGTAGCAGGATAACTATATAAGCCACACTCTTCACGAGTTTTAATTCTCTTAATTAGATGGTCTATGGCAAAAATTACCTTTAGTTTCTGCTTGTCTCTCATATACCTAACTCTTCAATGATTCTTGTATAGGTTTCACGAGTGCCTGCTCTCTCGTCTTTGTGTTTAGATACTGGCGCAAAAGACATAATACCTGTTTTTTGCCAGATATGAAACCTATTGATTTCACAATATATTCCTTCTAAGGTTCTATAAGGCATCTTTTCAAGAAGTTTTTCTAAGTTAGCTTTACAAAACTTTCTGTAGTGTGTAATTAATAATGCTCTCTCATAGTCAGACCATGCTGATTTTTCTTTTTTTGTCTTTGTTTTCATATTATTTGTTTTTAGTCTTACAAATATACGGCTACCTTCAGTAAAAAACAAATCTTTTAGAAAAAAAATGAAAAAAATATATTATAGTGAAAGAAAGACAATATGAAATTGAAATTAAAAGCAGGTTTAGAAAATGTGGTAATCTATGTTCCATTTGAGAATAGAAATGTTTTAGGTAAATTTATTGATCCAGGACTTTATCCATACCTAAATAGAATAGCACCAGACCTATTTGAGTTAGTTTCTGATGTAAAAAATACAAACACTAATGATATACTTATCAACGACACAAAGCTCACAAGTAGTAGCAACACTAAAGGAGAAAGCATCTAATCTAACTATTGATAATTACACATTTGTAATTGTAAATAGAGATACTTTTGTTAGTTATACTTTTTCTGCTGATAACTGGGGTGCTTCATACTCAAATTATTATGACGCTTTTACGGTGTCTGTAGGATTGCCACAAGCACTGACTGGTTCTAATGTGAGAATAAATGCTCCTGAAGGTCAGTATGACTATTATGCTTATCAAACTACTAACAAGTATGATTTGAGTTTAGCAAGTCAAATAGCTCTTTGTGAGACAGGTATTTTACAAATTGAAGGAACTTATTCAGAATATACACAAAGTGTATTTACATCGTCTAATACTGATACTATAATAGTTTTTGATGGTCTATAAAAATAAAAAAAGATATGGAAGATAACAATAAAAAAACACAATATGTAATTCATCACTTTAATACATCTAATGCTCCTCAATATGTTGAAAAATGTATGAGAGCTGGATATATTTCTTATGGTGAAGATAACTTATTTCCTGACTACTTGATTTCACTAATGAATAGAAGTGCTAAACACAACGCAGTTCTTAAAAGAAAAGCTATGATGATAGGTGGTAATGGATTTGACTTGACTAATATAGATGGTATAGCTGCTCAATTTATAGCAAATCCTTATAACGATATGAACTTAAATGAAATCGTTTTTAGAACTGCCTATGACTTAGAATTATTCGGAGCATTTGCCTTAGAGATTATCTACTCAAAAGACAGGAGTAAAATCGCTGAAATCAATTATATACCAGCAAATAAAGTTAGACTTAGTGAAGATTATAAATGGGTTTATTACTCTAATGACTGGTCTAATTTAAGAAAGTTTGCTCCTATAAAATATCCTCATTATGACCCTAAAAATCCTGTGGCTTCACAAATACTTTATGTAAAAGAATATAGACCAGGTTCTGAATACTACGGACAACCTGAATACTTATCTTGTATCAACTGGATTGCTCTTGAGTGGGAAATCTCTACATTTCACTTAAATCAAGTTCAGAACGGATTTATGCCTTCAATGATTATTAACTTTACAACAGGTGTGCCATCAGATGATGAAATGAAAGATGTAATTCGTCAATTAAAATCTGACTATCAAGGTGCTCAAGGCGAAACGGTAATGTTCCTTTTCTCTGACGGACAAGAACAATTAGCACAAATTACACCTATTCAGTTGAATAATTCTGATGAAAGATTTGTCTTATTAAACAAAGAAATTACACAAGGTATTCTAACAGGACATTCGGTTACAAATCCAGGTCTTTTCGGTATCAGTCAAGAAGGTGAATTAGGTCAAAAGAATATCATTTTAGAAAGTTTAGAGATATTTCAAGGTATGTATGTAGATCCTAAACAACAATTAATTGAGACGATTTACAATAGATTATTGAAGTTCAATGGCTCTCAAAGTAAATTAGTCTTAAACAAATATAAATTAGATATAGAAAAAATAAGTGAAGAGGTTCAATGAAAGCACAATTTATAAGCACTGACTACATCTACAAATATACGGTAGTAGAAAACAATGTAGATCCTGATTTAATTACAAAGTTTATCTGGAAATCTCAAGACTTGAATATACAAGCAGCTTTAGGTTCTCACTTATACAACACTTTACTGGCTCAATGTCCTAACTTTACAGGTTATTATATGACCTTAATTAAAGATTATATTCAGCCAGCACAAGCTGAATGGACCGTATATCACGCACTTCCTTTTATCAACTTTAGATTGACTAATAAAGCTGTATCACAAAAGTCATCAGATAACTCACAGCCTTCTACTATAGATGACTTAAAATGGCTAAGAGATCAAGTTAGAAACAATGCTGAGTTCTATTCAGAAAGAATAAAAGACTATATTAAGAACAATTTAGAACAATTTCCTGAATACTACACATCACAACCAGGTAATCCATTTGATATTAAACCAAATAGAAGTAATTATTTCTCTGGTATCAAGACTGGTAATCGCGGATACTTTAGAGGACCACTACCTGACTTAAAAAATATAGATCCTAATGACTTCTGTTGCTAAGAAAAAGAAAATCTACATAACAAAGAATAAAAAAATACTTCTTGAGGCTGTAAAAGTAGAAGAAAAAGATAAAAAAGATAAACAAAAAGATGGAAATGATTGAGTTATTGACTATTATTGGCGGTATTATGTTAGGTGTTATAGGATACTTTCTAAGAAGTGCTATGAATGACCTTAAGAGTGTAAAAATACTATCATTTGAGACCAAAAATAAGTTGGCAGTTATTGAAAATGATTACTTAAATAAACATGCCAACTTATCTGATAAATTTGATGACTTAAAAGCGGCTCTTATTGACCTCACAAAAGAGATAAAAGAGTTGAATAAGAAAACCTAATCCCAGGTAAAACCAAGAGGACATACTTCTTTCATAGACATCTCATGTCTCATTTCTGCTGCTACATCTAACATGCCTTGTGCTGCTGCTCTAATAGATTCTATTCTTACAAGTAAAGAATTAGCACACTCTTCAATCTCATCAGCATCATGTGATATGTAATAGCCAGTAGGTCCAGCACATAACTGACCTTCACCTTTTTTTAATAGTTTTTGAGACCTAATATAGTTTGTTAGTTTCATAAATCTTGCGTTGTTGAACGACGACTTAAAACCTATAACATCTTTTTTCTCATTGAACTTTTCAATAATTTTATTGGCAGTTAAATGTTTTTTTTCATTTGTTTTCTCCTTAAACAACTTTAAGAGTAGTGGTAGAAGAATTGTTCTTTCTTCATCAGTTAGTGGTTTCAATAAAGGTTTTCTTTGTAATTCTTTTTTCATGATTCTAATATATTTTTTAGTTTAATTTCTCTCATCAGTATAGACATATGTTGTAAAATGATATCATCAAGTTGTTCGTCCTCATACATATCATCAACAACAAGAGTTAGCAGACAATCAAATTCAATTTTTACATCTTTGATAATCTCTCTTTGTTTATTTTTCCATGGATTCCATATTTGTATATCTTCACCATTTCTATCTGTTATCTGTATAATCTCAACATCATTAGTATTGTAATGATATTTGAGTAGTTCCAAAACATCACTTACTTTCACCATCTTTCAATTGTTTTATGAATTTAAGTTCTTTCTTGTAAATCTTTTTTGTGATAGAACCTTTGTTCTTTTGTTCTTTAAGAACTTTACGAAGTTTTAATTCTTTTTCTTTATTCATGTGTATATATTATTTTAATTTATATATTAATTTTGATAAATAGTTTTGTATTATATTCTTGAATCGTCATTTTATACTTAGAAACACAATATGTTTGTGCTTTAACACAATCATTTAAGATTGGTATTTTTTTGTCTATACATTTTTTTATGTAAAACATCTCATAGTAGTCAAGTTCATATTTAGGACAGACCTTTAATATTTTCATTTCTACTTTACTAAAGTCTTTTATGTTATTATAAAGATACTTATCTACATTTCTTTTATGATTACTTTTATGTTGATTAAATCTTTTTTTAGGTGATACTGATTGACCTACATAAATAGGTTTATTATCTATCACTAACACATATACATACCCTATTTCCATTTTCTCTATTAACTTAAAACGATCTGATCGATCTGATGTCTCTTTTCTTTTTGTCGGTATCAGGAGGTGAAGCAGACTTCATTCCTTACAGATATTATTCTGTTCGGAATCTCTGATCACCTCGTAATACTAACTTTTCTTTTTGTCGTATAACTATCGGCTCGCACACATAGCACCTCTGTATGTGATTGGTTGGCAACTTTCAAGGATTTGAGGTTCCCCGCTATATTTACTACTTCCAACTTAAACTCTATAGTCGCGATTTATATAGATCCCCTGGTATCGCGATAAGACATATACAGCCAGCGTTGTCGTGCCCCGCCCTGTAATGAATCCGTTTATTGCCTGTGATTGAGCCGCTGATTTGCCTCAAAGTGCCGTAGAATTTATGCTTTTTATTGCCGTTTAATTTTATTATCATGACTTATATATTATACTTACAAAAATGTTTTTAGAAAAGTCTGGATTTTTTATAGATGATTAAACTTTTTTTTAATTAGTTGATATAATATAAAGACAAGAGAAAGACGCCGTTATTGCCAAATATACTCTAATGACTCTTGTTTCGTTATTCTAATGTGTGAAAAATACCTCTCATCTTTTTGAGAGGTATTTTTTTTGTAGTATTTATAGACAAAGCATCTATTTTAATATATAAAGTGTATGAAAACTGATAAAGAAATAAAAGACCAGATTATTACTATCAATTATTATTTGTTAGAAGGTATTAGAAAAGGTGATAAAAAGAGCGTTCAGAAAAACAAGATACTTCTTGATAACATCTTAAAATTATACTT